CTGGGGATTGGGACATTCCTTTAGAGTTATCACAACAACAAACGAGACAAATTAATCAACTCCAAATAACTTTAGATTCATTGAATCAAAAAATTGAAAGAGAAGGTATAAGTAATGAAGAATATGAACAACTTAGAGAAAAAATTGATGGTTTAGAGGAAACAATAGAAGAAATTAAAGAAGATCCACAAGGTGGTTATGATGAAAGTACTATTGAAAATGAAGTAAATGATAGAGTTAGAGAATGGGAAGACGACATAAAAGGTTTTATTAATCACTACGGTTATGATAAGACCTTCATAATGGATTTTATTGATACTGATAGTATTGTAAACACGGTAATTAGTTCAGATGGTTATGGATCTTTATTAAACTCATACGATGGAGACTATGAAACTTTTGATATAAATGGAACCGAGTATTATGTAATGAGGGTCTCTTAGGACTTTATTTATTTATATTTTTCTTTTATGTTTTTATTCGATGACAAGAAGAAAAAAAATAGAGTTTTTAATGGAGACCGATTGGATGTTTGAAAAACCAATTGATCGAGAATACAAAGAATACAAACTACTTTCCTACTTTCAAAAAATGGGAGATAAACTCGACAAATTAGAGTTATATCCAGGTTTTATTGAACTTTCATTACACTTGATGAATGTCCAAGCACTTATGAGAGATCATAAAATAATTTACACCGACAAAAAACTCACCAATATTGACGATGAGATAATGGTTAAAGATCTTAAGTTCAAAGAAATCCCAAAAATGTCCGAACAAGAATCACAAGAGTTTAAAAAAATCCTTATGTATTCTGCTCCAAGAATAATGGAATATTTTAACATAGCTAAATCAGTTTGGACAATAGTTTTTGATTCTTTAGATATGAAAATAAAAAGAAATAAAAAAAATATCTTACACCCGAAAGGTTTTTTTTATTTCATAGACCATGAAAAAAAACACTATGTTTGGGAATACACCATTAAACAAGAAACAAGATATAATCCCCAACAAATGACAAAAGTTAAGTTGATTTATCAAGATCAAATTAACGAATTGACAATACCAAAAATTATAAATACATTTTCTACGTTTGAGAGTATTGATAAAAAAACCGGACCAATATTTTTAATGACATCAAAAGATATTTTTCCAATCAACGAAACTTTACTTCCGATGTTTAAAAGAAGAATTGCCGGAATCATTTCTCAAACAAAAAAATATGAACAAATAACAAAAGAAAAATAAAATGAAAATTAAATTGGAGTATGTTTGGTTAGACGGATATAAACCAGAACCAAACTTAAGAAGTAAAGTTAAAATTGTTGAATACGAAAAAGTTAAAAATGCCTTTTTAGATGGAAAATTTCCAATATGGAACTTTGATGGATCATCAACAGGACAGGCAAACACTGAAAAATCAGATCTTTTATTAAAACCTGTAAGACACTATGTTCAAGACATGCAATCTACCGTTTATGTTTTATGTGAGGTATTAAACCCAGATGGGACACCCCATGAATCGAATAAAAGATCAAAAATTGGTGAAGGTTATGAAGACCTTTGGTTTGGGTTTGAACAAGAGTATTTCATTCGTGAAGAAATCAATGGAAACATTTTAGGACACAAGAGAAATATTCTTAAAGGACAGGGCGAATATTACTGTGGAGTTGGACATAATGTGGTGGGTCGTCCATTTGTTGACGAACATTTGAACATGTGTTTAAATTATGGAATTGATATTACAGGAACAAACGCTGAGGTTGCTTTAGGTCAATGGGAATATCAAGTGTTCTCACAAGGAAAACATAAAGGTGGTGATGATCTTTGGATGACTCGTTATTTCTTGTTTAAAACTTCAGAAAAATATGGATACCACATTGAACTACACCCAAAACCATTAACACACGGTGAATGGAATGGATCAGGTCTTCATACAAACTTTTCGACTGACATGATGAGACATGAAGGGAATGAAGAATATTTTATGGCACTATTCAATGCATTTGAATCAAGACATGAAGATCACATCAAAGCATACGGATCACAAAATCATTTAAGACTTACTGGTGAATATGAAACTCAGGCGATTGATAAGTTTAGTTGGGGTGTGTCTGATCGAGGAGCATCAATTAGGGTTCCAAAAGACACGGCCGAAAATTGGAAGGGTTATGTTGAAGACAGAAGACCAGGTTCAAATGCCGATCCATACAAAATCATTCGTGAGATTGTTAGATCGTTAGACACCACTCATCAAATTTATGAAATGAAAAATATGATGAATTCGTATATTGACGCAAAAACATTGGAAGGAAAATACGGGACAAAATCTAATGATGAGTTATTAAAAGAATATAGAGAAGAATGATGGAACATGTAAATCACCCGAATCATTATGGAGGAAAAAATAATGAATATGAGGCCATCAAAGTGATTGATGCTTGGGATCTAGGATTTAGTTTAGGAAACACAGTAAAATATATTAGTCGTGCAGGAAAAAAAGGAAAAGATAAAGAACTCGAGGACCTCAGAAAGGCCTTATGGTATCTCGAACACCACATCAAAACACTTGAAGAAAAAAACCGGAATAAATAAAGAAATAAATGTGTTGGATGCAATCACAACACCAAACGAATTGTTAAGGGAAACTCTTATAAATTTTTCGTGGGGATTTTTAGGGAATTCAATTGTAGTTTTTGTTTCAAAAGAACTGGACTTATTAGTATTACTCAACTATATTGTCTATTACATACTAATTTCGTATATTGTGAATAGAAAGAAATATGATACGATACTTGGAAAGTTTATTGTGTTACCTGGTTCGGCGGCCGCAGGGGCTTTTACAGGATATAAAGTGGCTCAACTTTTAGTAAATATGGTATGAAGTATTTCTATAGAATGTTAGCAATTACACTAACCATTTTTTGGTTAAGTTTTACTTGGAAATTACTATGTAAATTAATAAAAATAATATTTTAAAAAATGATTGAAACAAGAAAAATAATAAATGGTGATTGTGTTGAGGTGATGAAAACACTACCTGAGGGATCTGTCGATCTAATTGTAACATCACCTCCCTATGGCGTAGGTATTGATTACGATGTTCACGAGGACGATATGGAGTTCAACGACTACGTTGAGTTTGCAAAATCATGGTTGAGTGAAGCTTATAGGTTATTAAAGGATGATGGAAGAATTGCCCTTAACATTCCTTATGAAATAAACAGACAAAAAAAAGGTGGTCGTATTTTCTTTGTTTCAGAGATGTGGCAAATTATGAAAGAGATCGGTTATGGTTTTTTTGGTATTGTCGATTTAGAGGAACAATCACCACATAGAAGTAAGACCACAGCTTGGGGATCATGGATGAGTCCATCGTCCCCGTACATTTATAACCCGAAAGAATGTGTAATATTGGCCTACAAAAACAAACATATCAAAAAAGTAAAAGGACAACCTGAGTGGACTGGTGAATTAACGGAAATTGAAAATGAGGATGGGAGTAAAAGAAACAAAATGGTTTATAGTGAGAATGATAAAAAAGAGTTTATGGAACTTGTCTTTGGTCAGTGGAATTATTTTGCTGACACTAAATCTCTCACTAAAGCGACCTTCTCGATGGACATCCCAACCAAGGCGATCAAGATCTTGTCATACAAGAACGATGTAATTTTGGATCCATTTGCTGGTTCAGGGACTACATTGGTGGCGGCGGAAATATTAGATCGTAAATGGTTAGGAATTGAACTTTCACCAAATTATGTTGAAATTGCAAAATCAAGAGTTAAACCATTTATTGAGGAAAAAACAAAAATAACGGTTCAAATATTTTAAAATATTTCTACTTGATCTCCATCGTTGATATTGTATTTTTTACAAGTTCCTCCAGGTAACTCCAAAACAAGATCACCATACCCATCGTATGTTTTACAATCTTTGGTTTTACATGGAGGACAATAATGTTGGATATTATTTATTTTTTCACCATCAATAAAAATAATGTCTAATGGAACGATACAATTTTTCATCCAAAAACCTTGAGGACCCTTTTCCATAAAAAATAACATACCATCAAAACTTGAATCGAATTTTTTATTCATCATTCCTTTTTGTATATCTTTTGATGTTATAAGGGGAATGACATTAAAAAGGTTGTCTTTTATTTTTATTTCCATATTTATAAATATAAATGAAAAAGTTTAAAAAATATTCTGGCATAATTTTACAAAACGAAGATGAAATACTTCTTTGTAAAAGATCACCTGATAAATCAATGCCTAACGTTTGGTCAATACCTTCAGGTAAAATTGAAAGTGGAGAAAATCCTGGTCAAGCGGCAATTAGAGAATTCTATGAAGAAACAAATATTGAATTAGATAATGAATTAGATTTTGTCGGTTTTATTGATAAGTTCAAACAAGATGGGACAAAAAAAGGACATATGTTTGTTTTTTACAAAAAAACTGAAAAGAAACGTATTCCTGATTTAACTAAAGCTCAAGACGGATTTGAACACACCGAATGTCAATACTTCAAAAAAGACGATTTACCAAAAGAAGAAGAAAATGAAGAATTGATGACTTTGATAAGAAAAATTCTTAAGTAATTTGTTTTATAAAAGTATTTCTATTATATTTGTAGAAATAACAAATCAATATGATCAAACCAACATTTCAACACACAATAACAATCATGTCCGAAAAATTCGGAAATATACTTACTGAGTCCTTTATGGATCCAATTCAGTTTAAGATTTTTTTAAAGATGGTTGATGGTGCTTTGAATCTGAAAGAAGATTTGTCGTATTTTGATGGAAACACATTTTTGGTTCATATACCACATAAGATCTTAAAAGAGTCATTGGTAATCACAAATGTAAAAGAAGTGTCCTTAGTTGAACAAGTTAGAAACAAAATTGAAACCTTAGTATAATATGAAATATTTCTCATTACTTATTGTCCTTTTTTTATTGATAACTTCTTGTGTCAAAGAAGATATCAAACCACAACAACCTTTGGGGCCACAACCAATAATCACAGATACAACTTTTGTTGATAGCACCGTGACATTGAAAAACTCAACGTGGGTTATTTTTAAAGTATTGAATACTAGTTTCAATCAAGAAGTTCGATCTGACACACTTGTTTTTCTAACAAATAATACTTATAGTTTTAACGGATTTCAGTCAACCTATAGTTTATATCCAAGTAATGTAGGATTTACTTTGACTTTAAATAACACACCATGGGGACATATAAGTGGAACTGTGTATGAATATAATTTAACTCAAGGTTTAATTGAAAATTGCCAATTTAAAAATTATTTTACAAATCAAAATAGTGTGAAAATTTGGATGGTAAAACAATAGTTTCCTTGTTCTAATAAAAAATAAGGTGGTGGAGAATCGACATTCAATGTCGACCTAAAATAAAAGGTGATGAAATTCACCTTTTTTTTTGTTTTGATATATTTATTTAAAAAAATAAAATGAGAAACAAGTTTATTATTTCGGAAGACGAAAAAAGATCGATCTTATATCAACACAAATCAAAATTCGGTTGGTTAAATGAAGAAGAAACAACAAATCCGGCGTCAATAAATACCACAACAACACCAACAGACGCATCAAAGGGTGGTGTAACGGTAGCTTCCGCTCCATCACAAGCGGAACAAAGGTGGGAAAAACTAAAAAAGGAGGGCAAAATGGATTTGGCATTACAAGCAAGAATCAATGATACTTGTCCTAATTTGGTCCTTCAGACTGTTTTAGAAAACTATCCTAAAGCAAGAACGGGATCATATCCAAACTATAAATTGAAAGAGGATTCAACATTTGGACCAGGAACCGAAGCCGCGGCTAAAGCATGTAAACCTCATTTTGGAAAATCTCAGACCGCTTCGGCACAAGCCTCGGGTCAAGGAACTACAGTTGCAGGGCCAAAATTAGGTGAACCATTAACCGCAAATGATATTGCAACATTAACAAGTTAAAAAATAAAATCATGGGAAAAATACAGTTAACCGAAGGTCAATACGAAAGACTTAAAAAAAGATTAATAAATAATATGGTAGAGTCATATGACACAGGAAAGCTCACTACTGCTCTTGTTCTGGGAGGTGTAGGTGGTGTTGCTTTACAACTGCTTCAGGGCAGTAGTGGATCTATGGATGGTGTAAAAAAAATTTTTGATTCTTGTAGTAAATCAGGTATGGGTAAATCAACTATGAATGATACTACTTTAGATAGTATAACCTCTGACCTTAGAGACATGCAAGGGGCTTATGGTTATAACACAGATGAAGATTTATTAAAAAGTGCTTTGAGTCAAATTCAAACAATTCCTGATTTATGTGCCGTTGTTCAAAGGTATTCGGAAAATTATCCAGGTGATGATTTATTCGATGATATAAATACACAAATTGACGATGATGATGAGTGGAACGAATACGTATATCTTCCTTTACTTAAAGCAAAAAGAAAAACCGAAAGTTTAAGTAAAGGGGCTATCAGTCAAGGGACTGAATTGGTAGCAAAATCTGCAAATAAAGCAACAAGTGATAAATTATGGTATAATTTTCCATGTGTCCCGAGTAACTCAGGTGCTAAATCGGCTCAAATGTCTAATGGAAGCACAGTATATACAATTGGAACTGAAAAATACTATAACAATGGAAGAATGAAAAAAAGTGATGGAACAATGGTGAATTATTATTGTGATACAAATAATAAAATTGTTGTGGGTAATAAACCAACCGGAGGTAAATCAACATCACAAAAAACATATAGTAAACCTAAAACAACATCTAAAGCCTCAGATTATTTAGACTAATATTTTGAAAATAATTTTAACAGAACAACAATTACAAATTTTAACCGAAGCGTTAGGAGTTCCTGATGAAATCTTGGATGCCTCAGAAAAACTTTATCAGGTAATTTTAGAAAATTTGAAAACAATACAAGATAAAGAAGACGAGTATAATTTTTCTGGCTCTTTAAATGTTGAAATTGGGAAAAAAAAGAAAATCAAAATTAAACACTATAATTTAACAATTACAGTTGAAGAGATAGACGATTATAAAGAAAAACCTGACATTTCTTCTATGGGAGTCCAATCAGGGTTTATGTTTGATAGAAATGTTTTACTTCAAAGAAATCAAATAAAAGAAGATTTAGATCTTTTCATAACCTTTGTTGTAAATCCAAATTGGGAACCACATGAGTTGGTTGAAAAGATGGTTGAAGATCAAAATTACCAAACAGCATCTTTAGCTCACGAAT